CAGCGCGAAATACGCCTGCCATTCCGCGAACAGCCGCGCCGGAAGGCGGGCTAGCAGCCTGTCCGGGTTGCACTCCCCCAGACTCAGAGCGAGACGGAAGGCGAATCGTCGCTCTGGGCTGCGTCGGAGTTTTTTACGAGCGCCTCCACGTCCTGCACGCGCATAGACGAGAGCCGAAGCGCCACCTGCGCCAGCCGCTCCAACGCCGCCGCGCTCTTGGTGCCGAGCCGTTCGATATCGGTCTCGGTAAAGAGCGGCTGCCGCTGCCGATTGACCAACGTGCGCACCAGCAGCTTCGCCGTGGCATTCTCCATCCGGATCTTGCGCGTATTCCCCTTCACCTCGACGAGCGAGGCTTCATAGGCATTCTTGCCCGCCGCGGTCATGCCGCAGACCAGGACCGTGCGGCCTTTCCATTCGGGAACGACGACTTCCTCGGTCGGAATGTCGTCCATGCCCAGGATTTCGTCCTTTGAAAGCAGTTCGTCGCCGTTGACCATAGGACTCCTTTAGGACAGCTTTAGCACTGCGAACTTCACCGACGCATTGCTGGCTTCGTAGTACAGATAGCCGTCGGCTTGCAGCCAGCCTTCAGTCGAGGAAATGAGAAACGCCGAAATGTCGCCCGCCTGCAAAGTATAAGTCGTGATGTCGCCGGTCCTGAGCTTGCTGTCGGCGATGCTGGTGATCGTGATGGTATAGGGGGTCGTCGCATGCGTATTCTGCGCGATGAGCAGGAGCTGCCCAGCCAGCAGCGTCTGGTTTTTATTGGCCACATCCGCCGCCGTCATGGTGACATCGAGGGAATCGGCCGCCGGTTGCAGCGAAACATAGGGCCCCTTGGGTTGCTGTGCGGTGATCGTTGTGCGTGCCATGGAATCCTCCTCTTGTGGTCTATCTGGTCTGTCTCGTCGTCTGGTCCATCTGGTCTGTCTGGTCTGTCTGGTCATCAGACCAGATAGACCTCACCGACCAAAGAGACCGCCTCCTAGCTGAACGTCGGCGCACCCGTGCAGCGGATGGTCAATTTCTGCGTGACCGGGCCGTCGGTCGGAAACTCAAACGGCATCGTCTTGACATACCCCGCGAAACTGATCGTCTGCACATTGCCCGGCAGCACCAGCTGCCAGTTCCGCTTCGTGCGACCGAGAAAATCGTTCCGTAATCCCAGGTGCGTCGGGTCTGTCGGAACATAATTGATCTCAAACTCAATCGACCCCGCGTCGATCAAGGTCAGAATAAACTCACGAAACGCCCCGGCCGCCGCCGAGCTATGCGTGGTGACATCGGCTTCGTCCGTCTCCATCGACGGGCCGCTGATCGACCGCACTTCCGGCACGGTCGTGAAGGTCTCAGGCGAGCCCCCGTCGCCGCGCTTGAGCAGGGTTCCGTACGCTGAAATTGCATTGGATGCCATGGTGGTCTCCTTTGTTCTATCGTTACGTCATCACCGCCGGTCGTTGGCACATCACGCTGAGACGAATGACGGCTTGCGCGAGCGGCCCGGCTGCCGTCGTCGCCTCGTCGGTCGTAATCTCCTCCAGTACCCCTGAGACAATGGCGCTCGAACTTCTCAATGCCTGCAAGGCCACCCGCACCGAGTCACAAGCGTCTTCAATCATGCGGTCCAATTTCTCGCGAGGATCGTTCGCATCATTGGCCCAGAGCACCACCTTGACGGTGGCGGCGACCATATCGCGCTGAAAGCTACTCCCATCGGCGCCAGTCTCATCAGTGACCAGCACACAATAGACCGCCGACTGTTTCAGTTCGGAATCCGTCAAATAGTTCAGGGCCACGGCATACTCCTGCACGCGCCGCGCAGTGGTGCCCTGCCCGTGCCGACAAGCCGACACAATGGCGTCACGGATGGTTGTGCGTGGACTAAGTTCGCTCATCGGCCAATCCCCGCCATGATCTTCTGCAACTCGTCTTGCCCGGTCTGATCAATCGCCGACTGGCCAGGCCCGACTACCGGCCTTGGATGGAGAAATCCCCGCCCATGCGCCAGTGTGGCGCCACCTTCAAAAATGCTCATGAGCCGTGGAATCGGCGTCACCTTGCCGCTGATTTCATAGTCTCGAATCGTCACCTTCGGGCGCATCTTCCCGGCCTGCCGACGCAGAAACCCGGTGCGCACTTGAAACTGTGACCGGATCTGCTGCCGCGCGATCCGACGCCCGGCGTTGAGCGCCTTGTACATCGCCTTGCGAATCGCCCGCACCGCCTCACGGCCCTCCTTGGCATAATCCAGCAGGCCATGCGCGATGAGTTTGATTTCAATCTTAGGCATCAGTGCACCCCCGTGCGGAGGCTGTATTGCCGAATGATCGGCGCGAGGTTCATGGAGCCCCAATCGAGATTCACGAACTGCACGTTGCCGTCCGCGATGGAGCGGGACCGCACCCCTACGAGGTTGTGCTGGCCCTTTTCCCGCGCCGCCCAGACCATTTCGATCAGGGCCTGCGCGAGCGGCTGCAACTTAGGATCGGTGGCGGAAAACCCGCCCACATAGGTGATCTTGATATTCCGCACCCCCTCTTGAAACGTGATGCCATCCAACAACACGATGCCCGCGTCGGCATCGCCGATGGTGTAATCTGTCGAGTCGAGAAGCGTGGTACTCCCATAGACGCGCAGCGGATCGTCATAGATACTCGTGATGCTGGCGATCGGTGGCCGGGCGAGCACTAAACTGTTCGACCAGTCATTCCCGTGGTAGTACTCGGTCAGCGTGGCCGAGTCGAAGACGCGCCCGCATTCCGCTTCGAGCCAGGCTTGTGCCGCCGGAATCAGCCGCGCCAACTCGTCGTCATGCTCGGTGGTCTCGCTATCGATCCCGCGAAACGCTTTACAATCTGAGACGGTAATTAAGGCCATGCGTGTGATGGATCGGGACCGCCCACGCGGCCCCGATCCAGTCCCTTGTGCTGCTTAATCGATCAAGGCGCTCGGCAGTGTCGCCTGCTGATAGCGCACATCGCCCAGGATATAGGCCACGCCGTAGAGATCCACGTTCGCCCCAGGCGAGGCGACCGCCAGCGTGACGCAATCGAACCCGCCCGCGCCGTCCAACATGCGATCATCCACATGGATGACGTACATCTTCAGCGCGGTGTCGAGGTTGAACGTATTGCTGGATGCCGCTTTCTTCGCCAGCGTGCCGCTGGTGGTGAGATCGTCCCAGTAATCTGTGAACGCGAGGGCCTTGGCCCCGGTGCCCGCTACGGCGGTCGCCTGCTTCAGCGTGACGGCCGCGGTGCCGGCTGCCCAGGCACCCGTGATGATGACGATGGTGAGCTGGCCATAGTTCTTCAGGCTGACGTACTTGTCAGCCATGGCCGCGCCTGAGTAGCTCTTGGGTTCAGCCGCCCAGATCAATTTGTTCAATTCCACAAGATGTCCGTACATCGTTAATGCTCCTTTCTGGTGGATGGCCGTTCTGCAACGGCCAGCGGATCATTCAAGTTCAAGCCGCCAAGTTCGAGCCGCTTATCGTGCGGCCACGCACACAAACGGGCTCAAGGTATTGCTGCCCTTATAGGGCGTCAACGCCGCGTTCCAGGTCGGCTGTCCATCGTTGCGGACCACCCACCGGAAGGTTTGCTCGTCGTTCAAGAAGCGCACATGAATGCTGGACGCCGCTTGCACGCCGCCCTTGTCGATGACGACGTACTGGCTCAGGTCCGCCAGAATCACATCACCCTTGGTGCCGAGCGTTTGGCAGTATTCCACCGGAATCACCGGGCGCCCGAATAACGTCCCATAGGGCTGGCCCGCGATCGTCCCGGCATTCATGAAGACGGGCATCCCGCCGACGTTTTCCGTGCCGGCGACGTTCTTGATCTTCACGTTCATCTGCCAGAGCTGCGGCAGCACGTCCTGGTTAATGAACCAGACCGCATTTTGCTGGCTGCGTGCCCACAACCGCGCCCACATCTTCATGGCGTTTTCGGCCACGAAGGTGGTCGCGACCTGAGAGCCTTCCGCGGAGACCGTGACGAGGCAGGCGCTGTTCATAATGCCGAGCATCTGTCCGGCACCGGTCCCATTGACGATTTCGTCCTCAATGGTGAAGGTGAGTTCTTCTTGGAAGGACTGGCTGAGAATGGCCTCCATGGCCGTCGAATCCTGAATCAGCTCATCGGTCGCATAGGCGAGCCCGGTGAGTTTCTTGAGGGACATTTCCATCAATCGCACTTTGGGCTTTTTCCCGGTGAGCGGATCTGCCTCATTGGTGCGATAGACCTGCACGCCGCCATACCGCGACCCGGTCGCCCGGCTGGTTTCGTCCACGGCCAGCATCTTCAGCCCGTTGGAATTGGCCCCGATCGGAATACGCCGACAGCGCGACAGCACCTGTCCGTATTCATAGGTGCGCTGCATGATTTCCGATGCGAAGTCCTGCTGCACCAAGAAGCCGCCATCGCTCGGCACGGTCTCGCTGGTACCCGATGCGGCACGCAATTGCAGCAAACGCGGATCAATCTCGCCGGTCCGACCGGCCCGAATCACGGCGGTGATTTGTTCGCCGAAGGTCCGGAATTCCTTCACGGGATTGATGGCGCGGCCTTCCTTGTAGGTGCCATCGGCCTTGATCACCATGCAGCGCACCTCATCCTGCACGATCGAGCGGGCGGCATAGCCGCCGTCCCCGTCGTTCGGATTCGGGCGAGCCGCCGGCTGACTTGCCGGGGCCGACATCGATGCTTCCAGCTCCTGCAATTTCTCCTCACGCACGATGCGCTCCTTGCGGCCTGCCATGCGCAGTTCGATTTCGTCGTATTTCCGCTTTTCTTCCGACGTGAAATCCCGGTTCTCCACTTCGAGCTTATCCAGAATCACGCGCAAGGCCCCGCCATCTTCGATCTGCGCCCGTTTCAATGCTGCAACGTCCGTCTTGCCCATGTCATCCTCCTCGTTTACGGTGTGGCCAAGTCCAACAGGCGCTTGCGTCGTTCGAGGAGCGTGCGCGTCGGCTCCTCAGAGTGGGGATGACCCGGCTCCCGACTATCTCGCTGGTCAGAGTGGGGATAACCCGGCTCTGGATCGTCCAATTCGTTCAAAATGTTTT